CTAAATCTTAAATATGAAATCTGGAGCAGATTCTGTGTATATACTGGCTATCTTTCCTGATACTGCCGCCATACTAGCATAGAGAGGTTTACTGTACCATTTCCTTGTTTTTTTATTGTATAAGCCATTTTCCCGACTTTTAGCTATGGCCCAGGCAATTCTATATAACTGTTTTTCGGTTGGTAATTTTGTTGGTTTATTATTGTATCCAGACACACTACTAAATCTTGAAAGCCCTTTTTTCTTAACCCATTCATAATAAATATCCCCTGACTGGATATCAGAAAAATCAAGGTTTTTAAGTTCTAAGTATTTTCCATATATCTTAAAACTAATTGCAGCAGTATGGAATCCCTGTTGTCCATTGGAAATTAGTTCTTGTCTTATTGAATTAAGTAGACTACCTGTAATATTGATTTTTTTCTTTGCTAATTGCTTAGAAAGCATCAATACAGTATCATCAAGCCATTCTTGCAGTTCTTTTTCTACTTCTTTATAGATATGGTGTAATTCCTTTTCTCCCATACAGCAAAAATCACATAATGAAACACTTTAAATAAGGACTTACTGTCCTTAAAGATGATTGTACAAAAAGGCAATTTTGGATTATGGGATTAATCACAAGTATATCAGATATTCAAGCATACCTCAACATCAGTAAGAATTACAAATTTGCTACTTTAAAGCCATTTGTAGATTTGGCTGAGCAGGAATATATCGAACCTCTCATATCGGCTGAATTATATGCCGAATTGGTAGGAGCTAATTCACCTTCTTCAGAGCAAACAAAGTTGATGTATTTGATAAGAGGTGCTTTGGCCAATTATGCATTATTCGAGGCTATTCCCCATATCAATACACATGTTTCTGAATTGGGCATTCAACAGAGTTACAATGATGATTTGGACAGTAGTAGGCCAGCCACCAACCAAGCTGCCAATAAGTTAGAGCAGAGTTACCAAAGAAATGGCTATAGATTTGCCGATAGGGTATTACAATACTTGGAAGAAAAACATGCTAGTTTTTCGACTTGGGTGCAATCTGATGCTTTTACGCTTACACGTAATAACTTTAATACTAGTAAAAGCGAATTCCAAAAATATGTCTATCAGGTAGGTAGCCTCAAGACTTACCAAGCTTTAAGACCACACCTGAACAATGCAGAATTGCAGTATGTGGAACCAGTAATCGGTACAACCTTATTTAATGCGCTTAAAGCTGCGCTCATTGCTGAAATCAGTGAATCTACTCCTTTAACTGATGCTAATTTTGATTTACTCCAAAAAATCAAACCGGTGGCCGCTTACTATTCATTATTAGAAGCATTGAGTTTTCTTCCACTGGAAATCAGAGGGAATGGCTTGTACATTATCGAAACACCCAATAGTTCTAGTACTAGGGCAAGTGCTGATTATAGAAGAACTGAGTCCATTAGAATGGAAGTAGAAAAGAAAGCCAAGTTTTATTCAGATAAACTTAAAAATTTCCTTCAGGAAAATTCTGATACTTATCCTGATTATAAAACTGAGTCAGACAGCTACGTAGAAAACGCCAGTGACGATTACAGGACACGCTCTGATAATTCAGAAGAAGATAAATCATTCTGGATATGATATTGATAGCACTCATAGGAAATATCTGTACTGGTAAAAGTACAGTGGCTAAATGCCTCAGCCAATTGAATCCAAATTACAAACTTCTTTCTATAGACGCCTTCAGGTTAAAATACAATCCAGAAGCTACCAAAGAGGGTGAGCACAAGGCCCAAGAGCAACTTAAAAAAGACCTATTATCCAGTAAGTGGGTTATACTTGAAATGTCAGGTACTTCGCAGCGGTTTGCTAGCCTTTTGCACGAATTTGAGAAACAGGAAGGCAGGAATATCACCGTAAAATTGACTTGCTCTAGACCTATATTATTACAAAGATTTGTAGAAAGGCAGGAAAGTAATTATCCCAAAATACCCTTTCCTTATGCTATCAAACAGGAAAGCAGCATTCAGCGTATCGATGCAAGATTGCAAAGTGTATCAGCTGACTTGGTTTTTGATACTTCAAAGATTAAACCTGATGACATTGCACAATCAATCACATCGTATGTCAAAATAAATGAAATACAAAAGGAAAAAATTATTGAAGAAACGCCCATAAAGATTAGCCCTGTTTCAGAGATATTAGAGTGCATCAAAGATTTTGATTACAAGAAAGGACTAGCAATCTTTAAAAAGTATCTACCCACTAAAAAATACCTGTTTAAAAGGTTCAGCAATTTCCATAATAAGAAACACGAAAGGCAGCTAAAATCTCAATTGAATAGTTTGGCTGCCAGCCCTGAAAAGTTGGTGAGTATAAACGATGTATTGGAAGTAAGCAACATCAGCCAGCAAGCTCAAGAGAATCAACATTTCACCCCCAAAAGGGTAGTAGCATATCCTGATACTTTGCAGCAAATGATTATAGAGAGGGGGAAAATGATAAATCAAAAAAAGATACTATCTAATAGCCTTCATTTACTGATTAAAAAACCGAATGAATCTAAAATAGCTGTAACCACTATCATTGACCTTAAAAGCAAAATTGATTCTATTGATGGAATACAAAAGCATTTTGAACGGCATACCAAATTACCTAAGAAGCTGGAGCGCTACGAAAAAACTTATGCATCATTAGAAGATATTGAGCATGCTATAAAATTGGCTAGATCCCGGATCAGTAAGAACAAAAGCAAAATGACCAGGGCGCAAGTCAATGGAGATACTGAACTGTACACTAAATACGATTTAGCTATTCAGAAGGAAGAAGCTTTGATAAAGCAACTGACCATAAAGAAATTAAAATATGGAGACTAAGAAGCAGGCAAAAAAGACCATTATCGAGTGGATTGAACAACAAGAAGGTAAGGTCAAAAAAACAAAATTTGATAGCCTACTCGATAAGATTTTCAAAGGGGAGGAACTGGATGAAAACCAAGCCATGGCTTGGCAGCGGTACAAGTTTGTAGTCTCTTTAAGGAACGAAGGCTATAGTAATCCTAGGATAGTGCAACTTATTGAGGAAGAATATGATGTTTCCACCCAGATGGCCTATCGGATTATAAAAGAAGCCAATCGGGTGTATGGGGAAATTGCCTTTACTGATAAGCAAGCTGAGAAAGCAGTTTACGCGAATAAGTTGGATGAAATTGCTAGAATAGCAACAGACATAGCTTTGGAAAAGACGAAAATTGAAGGAGAAGAAGAGGAAATCTTTGTAGCAGAGAAAAAAGAGCAACATCTATTTTTGTGCCTAGCCAAAGATTGCATCAAAGAAGCAGCTGCCATAAAAGGTGTGAACGATAAGGATAACCAGACCAATATTTTAAACATGCCTATCATCAATATCACTTCTGACCCAGAGGCAGCTAGAAAACAACAAGAACGCGTGATAGACATTAGCCAAGATGATTGATGTATTCCTGAATAAGAAACAAGTTGCCTTTTTGAATGCCCCACAAAAGACCAAAGTATTTATTGGTGGGAGGGGAGGTGGTAAATCGTATACGATTGGTAGTAACCATTCTTTGCGGGCGAAATATCTTCCCAGGGCAAAATATGGATTGGTTTCAATTACCAAATCTCACTTAAAGAACAATGTTGCTCCTTCCTTGATAAGGGCACTGAAAACCAATGGTTTCCAAGAGGGAAAAGATAAGCATTTTGTGCGGTACCAGAAACCACCAGCACACTGGGCAGAACCCTATGAAAAACCTGATGATTACAGCGATGTTATCACTTTTAATAATGGATTTACAATACAAATGGTAAGTACTGCCAAAGGACACAATGCCGATATTATCAGGGGGATGAATTTCGATGGATTGGATATTGATGAAGCAGCGATGGGCTTGGATAAGGAAATTTATGATTCTGCCATTATGCCTACGGTCCGAGGCAATTCCTACATTTTTGAAGGTAATCCTTTTCACCAGCAAATATGCTTTTACACTTCTATGCCTTGGCTTTCTAGTGGCAAATGGTTGCTAGATTTTGAAAAGCTACAAGAGGAATATCCTGATAAGGTTTTCTTTTGCAAGGCGACTAGTTGGGACAATGAACCTGTAATCGGCAGGGAAGTGCTAGAGCGTTGGCAAAGGGAAATGAATCCGTTGGAATATCAGGTAGAGATTATGTGTGAAGAAGTAGATACCATTCCCAATACCTACTATGATGAATATAACGAGGGCACACATTGCTACACCAATAGCCTCTATTCTAAATTCCAAGATATTGATAGGAGCCAACCTTTAATGATAAGCTTTGATTTTAATGCAGGCTTTATCTGTTGTGTGGTAGGGCAGTTATTGGGTACTGAGCTGAGACTACAATCTGAGCTATATGTAAAGGGTACAAAGATTATAGACCACTTGATCGATCAGTTCTGTAAGGAATTCAAAGGTATGGAAAACAAGATAGAGATATATGGTGACCCACAAGGGCATAAGAGCAACCCCAACAGTACAGAGACTTACTTTGATCAAATCTATAGGTTACTAAAGAAGAGAGGATGGAAGCCTAGATTGAAAGCCATGGTAGCCTATCCTGAGCACATCACCAGGCACCATGTAATCAATAAGATATTGAAAGAAGATAGTACCAAAGTAATCAGGATCAATAGGAGGGAATGCCCCAACCTTTCCACACTACTGAAGAAGACGCCTATCTTACCTGATTACAAAAAGGATAAACGTGCAGAGAAAGATACCAACATTCCCCAAGAGCAAGCACCACACCTGACTGATGCTTTTGATTACTTGGTGTACCCAGTGCTCAACAAATATGTAGAGGGCACTACTTCCAATCTTTCCAAACCTGAGGTTTGGTAACTCAATCCTGATTACAAAAAGGCAATCTCATATATCATCAAAAAATCCATTTTAAAATTGCCTTTTTGTTAATGTGCGCCGTTCCCTTCTTGTGCTTTTGGTTTAAAAATGATTTTTAAATTCTTGGAAAAGTACAAAGCTATGAGCTGTAGGATAGATTTTCTCAAATCTTCGGTTTAATCATATTTCATCCAAAATTGCCTTTACTGTCCTTAAAAAGTGATGTACCATTACTGATATTCACAATATGTCAGAGATAGGTTTGAAAGCAGCAATAAAATTGGCTGAAACAGAGTTCATCGGCAACGAATTGAATGTCTACTCAATAGGCTATTTTAAACAGGATGGCACATTTAATCTAAAAAAAAATATTTGCTCCAAAAACCCTGAAGTAGAAGTAGACCCTGAAAGGCTGAAAAAAGTGGGTACACCAAGTAGTAAGTCAAAATATACCCCAGCAAATACCAGGACCATGCTTTTTTTCGACCTTCTTACACAAAATTATTTCTCTATCTCCACCGACTTGTGGGTATTAATCAACGAATTTAAAATCAACCATAACAAATGAGCAGGAAAGTAAAAGCAATTGATGGCATACATTATCTACCAGATGCACAAGCCTTATTAGAGGTAGTACCTACTTCTTCAGCTTCTAGAAGGACTACCACGGGTAATCCAAGTCTGACAGGATTGGAAATGGGATTGATATCAAACTACCATGAAGTGCAGTCACATGAGCGGAATAGGCTACAATATATTCCTTGGGGTGAGGATAATCTTTTTCCTTATAATCTGCTCAGACTGACCATTAAAAACAATATAGCACCTGGTATTATCAATACTAAAATCGATTTTGTATCTGGCAAGAAAATAATCCTTTACAAAGAACATATTGGGGAAAATAAAAAGATAGAAGTAGAAATAGTTGAAGATCCAGAAATTGAAGATTGGTTGGAAGAAAATGAAGTGGATGAACAAATGACCAAAATAGTTACGGATGATATTTGGTTTGGCAATTTTGCAGTAGAGTTTATTAGGGCTAAATCTGGTAAAAAAATAGCGGGATTTAAACATCATGATATGATGACTGTAAGGGCAGCAAATCCTTACAAAAGGATTCCTGTATACAAATATTTACTCAATGATTGGATAAACGATTATGTAAGTATGGCTACAGAGATTATGAAATTCAAAAGAGAAAAACCTTTTGCTTATCCTAATAGCCTGTACCATGTTTTTAGATATTTTCCAGGATCATTTTACTATGGTTTGCCTGATTATATAGGTTCAGAAAATTGGATGAGACTAGCCAACAAAATTCCTATTTTCCATGATAAAGGAATGGACAATACTTATCAGATACGTTGGCATATTCAGATACCCCAAGATTACTTTGAACAATTTGATGGTGATGCAAAAAAAGAAGAAAAACGTTTGCGTGAAGAGATGAATGATTTTTTGGCTGGAGCACAAAATGCGGGAAAGGCTTTTGTAACACGCTATGCAAAAGACCACAACGGTAACAAAAAAGAAGGTTGGATAATTGAACCCGTAAAAGCTGAATATTTTGATGAAGCTTTTGTAAAACTATATGAGCAAAGCAATGTAGCCATAACTAGTTCACATAGTATAGATCCAAGTATTTCTGGAGTACAGACCCAAGGTAAGCTAAGTTCAGGATCTGACAAACGAATCTCTTATGATATGTTCTTAAAACTAAAAGTACCCAGCTTTAGAAAGCGGATATTAAAGCCACTTTATGAGGTAAAAAGGGCCAATAACTGGAACAAGAAAATTAAGTTTGGAATGCTTGATTATGAGCTGACCACACTTGATGAAAAGCATGAAGGAGGTCAAGAAGTAGTACAGGAGGAATAATCTGAAAAGTAAATTTTATTAAAATTTAAATACTTTCTAGGTTAATAACATAAACTCTTTCGAACATTTCACTTACATTATTTTGTGTTGTTTCTGAATTCTTATTGAAAAGTAGATAAGCATTATAGGGGTCTTCATTGATATGAACAAACTTATTTGGTGAAAATACATTTTCCATTATTCTTTTGTAAATAGGATATCTTTTATCTACACCTATAAATCCAAATGATGCTTTAGGATATTCTTTATACATATCAATCATTATATGTAAACAAGTGTTTATAATTCTTGAGGTGTCGCCAAAGTTAGATACAATTTTATACTTATTTACAGAATTAGCATGCTCTTTAAGATGGAATTTTACTACAAAAATTTGATATTCATACTCTTCAACATTTACAATATATCTGTGATTATTTTTAGCTCTAAAAGCAAATTTGTGTTCAAATAGAAAAGGCTCATTAGTTGAGCCTTTTATTCTTTGTATTTTTACATAATCGTAATACTCATTGAACATATCACAATTTATATTCGTAGGCCTTGGTTCTGTTTTCCCACAATTCTGCTTCGGTTCTAATATTGAAAAATTTCGTCTTATCTTCTTTTACATCAAAAGAGTTGACATAATCCATTATCTTATCTCTGGTTTCTAGATACTCGACACTTGCATTCCAAATTTTACGTAAACCATACTTTATTCCCCATGTAATATCTCCCTTTGAATCATCAAATTCTAACTTTCCAGACTCTTTGATTTTTTTAAAATCAATTTTTCCTCTAAAATCATTAATTCTATCTAACTCTATCCTAATAAACCTATACTCTTTCGTTGAGGGATTTTCCTTTGCTAAAATTTCAATAATTTTTTCCGTTCTGGAAACTATAGCGTAAGAAGCTTTTTTTAAAATAGTATAATAAGATAAATCAGTAAAAATATCAGAAACAGCTCTAATTGCTTTTGATATCAGATTACTATCTGGTACTTCAACATTATCATTGATTGGAATTGAAATATCCTTTGACCCTATTATAGGACCAATATTCAATGATAAATTATTATTATATGATATTTGTTGATTTACTTGCATAACACGGTAATCAATGAACAAAATACATTTATTTTACCTAACTATTCAAGTATTTAACAAAATTTTGCAGAAATAATTACTATTAAATTTCATTTCACTAACATTTTTCCTTCTTTCCCATTCAAAATCAATATTGAATCTTCTGCTATTACTTGAGTCTTACCATCAAAAATCGTCAACTTAAATGGCTGGTCTTTAAACTTGGTTATCTCAACTTTATAATAACCTGAAAGGTACAAGCAATCTTTATTGTAGTTCCAGCCTTGTGGACGTTTTGGGAATGGTTTACAGCATACCAAAAAAAACAATATAAAAAGTGTCCATTTCATATAATTTGTAGATAAAAAACACTTGGTAGTATATTCCTCAAATAGTCCATGGTATTCCTACTGTCAGCTACATCTAACAATCCATCCTTATTCAGGTCAAAAAAGTATTTGCCTACAACAATGCATCCTTTTGTATCATCAAAGAAATTGCCTCCATGAATTACTATGGCAGACCTTTTGGGCACATGTTGAAGTTTAAAGGCTATACCAAAGCGTTTACTTTTGTACCTTTTAACCAGGTAAGTACCTCGAGGTATGCAAGAGATATTTTTTTGATTATCCTTATCAGGAGGCTCAAGTGTCATACAACTAAACAGTTTCTTTACACCATCATAAATATTGAATTCGCCTAAAGTCTGTTTTCCCCCATCCTGTAAGCGGGTAATAACTGCTTTCATTTTATTAAAAATAATTCTGCTTGTACCACAAAATGTAGCCGTTTATCATGATTGGCTTTTATATTGGTACGGAGCTGTTTAACAAAAAAATTTAATCCATCTAACTGTATAGGTCTAGTAAAATCCAATGCTGCCAATTGAGTTGCTGACATAAAAATATTTCTCTTTACCAGTTTGGTAGTAGCCAAAAAATTTAACCACTTTTCCCAAAATCTAGGAACCAAGTCGCCCCAGCGAAGACTGAAATTTGGTCCTGTATATTTTACATAATTATCAGAATCATCAAAAAACAATAATACCCTAGGGTTAAAACCAGAATCCATTTCCCAGAGGTTGGGCAAGAAACTAAAAGTACTTGTTATTGGATTTTCACCACCCCCAAATTGATAAGGCTCGTACAGATCTTGTCTATCTTCCAAGGCCACTTCTTGGGTATTGGCATAGTCAAAAGTATACCCCTTATTGCCTTCATAATGCGATTTAAAATATTCGGCCGCATAATTTTTTATGATTTGAGGATTTAGATTATCCAATAAATCTTGGCAATGTCCTACCAATATCTTTTTATTCTGTTTATCAGGCTGTACGTATAAACAAAATAACTTGGTCAATGCATCCAGTAATTCTAAATAAGTAGTATTATCAGGAAATCGATAGCGGTTATCCCCATAGTATCTCGTGCCACCGGGAGGTTTTTGATTAAAAAATACCAGGTTATTCAAATCTGTATCCCAGTTCAATTCAAATTCCCATGCGGAATTACTTAAACTGGAAAGTAATGCAGAATACATATAGTAAAATGCTATATTGAAACCAAATGCTCCAGCTGAGGTATCATTTTCACCTCTTCCACGCCTTACTGGCCTGTTACTATCATTATTGATTATCCCTTCCCAAAAACTATTGTTTACTTCCAAATAAGGGAAAAGATTGGTAGCTGATGCAGGGATTCCCATTTGCAATTCAAGATTGCTCAATTCAGTCTTTAACTTACCCTGTAGGTTTACTTCATAATCACCTGTCCCTGGTTCAGCCAGAACTAAATCCCCCTCAAAAATTTCAATACCATTCCATAACACTGTACAAACTACAGTTTCACTATCAGAGTCAGTATCCAGCATTTCAGGAAAACCCAAAATACGCTGGTTATTCTTAGATTTTGGAAGATTGAAATTATAAGAATGTGATTTGAAAAGCTCATTTATCCCCTGAAAAACAAAATTGTTCAACTCCAAAGGTATAGAAGTATCCCTATAAAAATCCAATGCTTTACCGTTTACCAATAATTCCAGCATCAGTCCAATTTTATAAGTGAAATAGATTCAATCCTACCAACAAAAGGCCCTGTTGAATGCAAACTTTGAGAAGCTGCTATAATGAAAGGATTCAGGAAATTTTGCGTAGCTGTAAATGTAACTGAAATGATACCTGCTTCTCCAATATTCAAGGCAGCTGGATAAAATGCAGGACCATTAACAGCATCAAAAATCCTAAAGGAACCACTCAGATAATTACTGATATTGACAGTTAACTTATATAGACTGCCTGCCACAATAGTTTCAGCCATATCGAAATTAGCCTCTAATGCCAACTGATAATCACTTCCTACATTACCATACCAATCCATATAAATGTGGTAATAACTAAATCCAACCTCCCAAGCCCCAGCATCAAGTTTAATATGCCAATCTCCAGATGGATCAACATCACTATTTACATTTTCAAGATCTAAGTCTTCTAACAATTCCAATGAACCACCAGGTCCACCAAGTTCAGCTAATGATTCACGGGCTACGAACCTTCCAAAACTTTCCCTTACAAAAGCCTCTCTAAATGCAAAGGTCAACCCAATCAGTTCATTGTTTTTTTCATAATAGATAAACTCTAAATTGTCTACTTCAACTGGAGTAAATTCCCCTTTTGAAAGTATCAATATTTCTTGAGAGTGGACAAAATCATGCAATGCTTCTGGCTCATCCAACTCCAACCAACCTGTATTTGCATTACCACCTAAAAAACTTTGGATATCTGTTGATATCCCCTTCCTAAAAACTCCTTCTTTCGATAAAGCAAATCCCTTACTACTATTTACCAATTTATTGAAATCACCATTAGCAATAAGAGTATCATATCCTCCCAAACTGTTTTGATAAAGAAAGGACATTTTTTCTAGTGTCAGTTGCTCAATTAAATGGTATTTAAAAAATTCAGAAATGACCACATCAGATCCATCTGCCAACCAAATCGACCATCCTAGTACTGTTTTGCCAGCTTCCTTATTATCTGCTATTTGCAGATTACTATATCCTGATCTAACTGTTACAATTCCTTTTATAAAAGAAGCAGAATAAGCTTGATAATCAGTATTTGAACCATCGGTGTAATGAATCCTTACTTTAAGCCTTACTGTACCATCAACTGTTAAAAAATAACTTAAAAATTCAGGCACATCATGAGTGGTAAATTTTGGATCAGGTTGTGAAGTCAAGAACTTACCAGTATTGATAAAAGATGCTTGAGAAGCATAAGAAAAACCTGGTCTTTCAAATCCTGATGGTATACTCAAAAAATTTACTTGTTGCTGTAAAACTGGGTCAGCATCATTAATAATCTCATAGATTATTAAGGTGAAATAATGTTCAGTAACAGTTTGATAGATCAAATTGGAAGTAAACCTAGGTGGTTCAGGTTCACAGAATGCATTCAAGTGATCCTGGATCTCAAATTCTACATTTCCCTGGTCATCTACAGAACGGGAACGTTTAATGATCAATTCTTGAGGTGTAAAGCTGCTATTTGAACGATGTAATTCAATGACAGCATAGTATTTATCATAAGCATAATCATTGCTTTGAAGGCTTAAATAAACTTTGTTCCATGCCCATGCAATGTCTGCTGAATCATCCCAGCTTTTATATGTAATAGAAAGTGCCATTATACATCCCAAAAGTTTTCATCAGTACAGATCGAGTTTGGAAAAGAAGTATTGATAGTTACCCTCCAACCAACTACATTATCATGCAAGCCCCCTGTGATGGGTTCAAATTTCAATACATCCAGCTGTTCTTCCATATCAAAATCTTCCAATACTTTTATTGCTATCTGCTCGGCATAATGTTCAAGTTTTTCATTTAGCAAAGTATCCTGTTTGTCATAATCATCCAGTTCTACTTCTTCTATGATTGCAAAGCCAATATTATAATTTCTATATGCATCAGAGATTCCATTGGAAAATCCTTTTTCAGGTATTTCCAAGAAAAGACAAGGATATTCCATCTCCGATTCCAAGTCTTCAATAACCCTTCTGTAACTGCCGTATTTGAAAGTATTGATTTTGGTAGTCTGGCTTACCAAACCCTCAAAATAAGTTTTGATGGATGCTATGTTATTGAACTCAGGCATTTTTTAAACTTTCAGCTTCAAGATGTTTTTTTGTCAAAATTAAGCATATCTCTGAAATAGGTGTTTCCTTTACTTTATCCAGATTACCAACAATACCAGTTTCTGCAATAGCTATAAAAGTACCAGCCCATCCCAGTTGATCATTACCACCTTCGTTATTAAAAATAGTTTTATACTTTTTCCTCAACCTATCCAAGTTTGCAGACATATATAACAATGCCGAGGCTTTTATCCTGTAGTCCAAATCCTTGAATAAAACAGTCCTTTCTTTTATACCTTTTTCCTTCAGTTTTACCCTTTTATCGCCCCATTTATTTTCTTTTCCAGCTTCACGGAAAATTACAGCACAAAGTGAATCCAACTTGTCTTCATCTTCTTTCATAGCATTCATAAAACCATTTGCCAAGGCAAACTCAAATCCTATAAACCCCCGAAAAGATTCTAAAGGAGCAAGATATTGTTGTCCTTTATGTTTGAACTCCCTGAAGAAGCAATATTCTGGTAGCTTTTCTACTGTTATCCAGTCCAACAATACCAGGAGCTGAGCAAGTTGTACTTCATTTAATCTGTTTAGTAAAAAAGCCTTACTTCCTGCCAACGAAACAAGAAAAAGGCTTTTCATATCTAATGGATTATCTGAATACTGTAAAAACAGATTGATATAAACTTTTATCTGTTTGGTATCCAGTTCATCAAAACTAGCTGGTATATTGAATCTATGGGTGTCTAACTTTATTTCATGCATTAAGATGTTGGGATAAGTCCCTGATATTCGAATGGAGGATTTTGAGAACTTACAATTTTTAGATTAAAGCTCATCTCATTTCTGTCATTTCCTCCTTTGCCACCTGTCGTTCCTTCTGATGGATCTACTGCTTCTAATGGTTCTACTAAATCTCCAAGTAACCAAGCTTTCCCATTTGTATCGATAGCAATACCAATCATATCAGTATTGTTCATTTTATCGATGGCTTTTAATATAGCTGCCCTTAATTTTGGAATTCTTACTTCAATAGAACTGGTCCAACTCTTACCCTTTTGTAGACCTTGGGTTGCTATGTTCAGCCTAGCATTTTCATCTTTGATAAAATCAACTTTTTTCCAAAACTTACCAGTCACTAAAGTTAAGTCAGATGCAATCACCCCATCCACATCTGCAGGAATGGCTTCTACATCAACTTGAGGTATATAGTAAAACTCTGATAGACCAGCGGCATTTTTTTCACATCCTATGCCCAGGATAGCATCTAAATCACATGCAGACATATCAAATTAATTTAAAAGGTTTCCAATTACTTTTTTGTACTTACAGCTGCCTTTTCTACTTTCTTGAAAAAGTCAGGACACTTATCAAGCAATGCTTTTAGAAACTTTTGATTGTAAGGTTTCGCCTGACCTTTTTGAAGCTTTTCAAGGCTTTTTATATCATGCTTTGCCACAGTATTCTCAAATCTGAATTGAAAGCCAGATAAGAGCAACTTATAAGTTTCGTTTCCTATTTTAAATTCCATGTTATACTGCTTTTAAAATGTTTTGGCCTTCAATCGCCAATACTTTAGTGAGTATTAATGCGAATTCAGAAGGGTCTTTTGTGATTTCTGATGCTAGATACTTTTTGCCATCAAGGTAAAAACCATGAACTGAGATTTGATATTTTTCCTTACCAATCAAAAGGATATCTTTTGAGGTAGCCTCTTCATTTTCTGCTGTTTTTTTTGTCACTTTTGCCATGAAATAAACTTTACTGGTTGACTAAAAATTAAGATTACAATTAGGCTTGGTCATTCACGATTAAGTAATCTTTCCCATCAATTTCAAAAGCAGATATGCCTACACCAATCTTACCATCTACTAATAGATTGATGTTCCTTTTTTCCTTTTCTACAATAATTCGTTCTGTATCAGACATCAGGTCCATGCCAATTTGAAGAATCCCTTTAGGTGCGATAACCACTCTACCAGAGCCTTCCAGTCCAGGTAAAGGTTGAATTCCTGCGTTACCCTCTGATATCTCCAATACAGGTTGTTTAAATGAATTGTAAGTCATGTGGTCACCATAATTTTCTTTATAGTTTAGATAATAATTACTGGCTGTATTATGACTACAGAAAATATCAACCCCTTTATATTTCAGTTCCTCAGGCAATGCTTTCCACATATCCTGCAATTTTTCTACTGCATTGTCTTTAGTGATTGCACCAGTTGCTACTGGAGTAATCGTAGTAGCAGTAATTGCATCTGCTATTATCTTCAAAAATCCATCACAAACTTCCAATGGATTGACAACATTGGCTGCTGCTGCCGTTCCTGAATTATAGACACCTTTCCAGATGATACGTTCCATGGTATCCTTTATTCGAGCATAAATCTGTTCCATTATAAACAGCTCAAAAGGATATTTGTAAGGATCACTGCCACTGGCCATTAATTTGGCAGTCCATTTTCTATGTTCTTTGATTGGATTGATAGTTAAATCAACCTGCCATTGCCTTACCTTTAATATCCTGCTTACATAATCCAATGCACCAGTTGTGGGATTCCAACCTTCTTCTTTACCTACCTGCACAATTTCCTTGATAAAGGGAGTGACCATTGGTTCTTCATCCTTTATGTCTTGATACACATCAATATACCTGGCAGACTTAAACCCAAGCATTTCTTGTTGGTACAAGAGGTAACCATCACCTCTATTGTAAGCGCCTAAAACAGCATCTAAATTACTATAATCAATCGCACTCATTATTACTCATTAATTTTGTTTAAAACCTTTAATTTTTTGTGCCTTTCAACAGCCTCTTTCATCCATGGCGTATTGTTCCAAGGCTTGTTAGCATTGCTTGCGCTATCTCCAGCATCGCTGCCAGGAATTACCTGTGTGCCATTATTCTCAGCAGTCTTATCCAGTTTAGTTTCTAGTTCAGATACTTTATCAGTTAGTTGGTTATTGGTTGCTTGCAGCTCTCCAACTTCTTTTTCCATGGTATCTTTTTCAGCCTGTAAACTAGCCAATTGCTGCTCTAACTCTTTCACTTTCGCTTCAGCAGCTTCTTTGGCTTCAATGGCCTCGTTTACTTTTTCCAGTTTTTCTTCTTGTTCGCTATTGCTCATACCAAAGAACCTTTCAATGGCATTGTATTTTTTACTTTGCATTTTTGCTTCATTTTTTATTTCAAAAATCTTATTAACCGCATCTTCAAAAGTGCCCATACTATCTGCTAAGCCTGCTTTAATGGCACTATTGCCCATATAATGTTTCCCTTCAAAAACATCCCTTTCATACTCACTGGATATTTTATCCCCTCTGTAGCTTTTGATATTTTGAATGAAAGATTTTGCTACCTCGTCCAACTCATCCTTCATAGGGTTTAAATCTCCTTCTTGATAGGCTCTATGGTCATGGTTCTTTTGGGGAGATACCCTTGCATAAATTGCTTTTCTTTCTATACCTCTAGCAGCATAATAATTAGAGAAATCCCAGAAGCTCATCATGGTACCGATAGAACCGAGTAGATCGGAAGCATCACTGACCACGATATGTTCTGTACTGGCTGCAATGCCATAGGCAGCTGAGGCAGCCATGCCATCTACAAATGCCACCACAGGTTTTTGGGTTTGTGTAATCACATTTTCCAACAACCTATGTGCACCAGCAGAACCGCCTGGGCTATCAATTACCAACACAGTTCCTGCAATCTCAGGGTCATTGTCAAATTCTTTTATATCCTGTACCAATGACTTTGTTCCACGAGCACCAGAAAATTGGTCATACTTTGTGACCGTACCCCTTAAATAGGCTACGCCAACATTTTTGGGTTCTTTTTGAGTAGAAGATGATAAAGTATAAATCTCAGGTCTGTTTCTTGCCCTAGCCTCTGACCAATCAATATCTTCTGGCTTTCCTTCTCCCATGATGATATCATATACCAAAGGAAACATTGCAGTAGCAGCATTTTCTTCAATGTGCCAAATTCCTTTTGCGATATCATTTAATAGTTCATCCCTGATCATGTTACAATTATCCAATATTGTACAGGGTATTTTAAGGACAGCTAGTCAAAATACATGAATGCTACATCAGGGATAGTAGCATAATTGCCGACCATAGATTTATGGTATCCAATATTTTGGATTGAACCTTCAGGTTGTAGACCTGGGTAACCAGCAGATGTATTCATTCTATAGAAATCCCTTAATTCAGTATCCCCATTTCCTACAGCTTGAGTATACTTATAACATACAGCAGCTGCATACATGTGATGTTGAAAATACCTACCCCACATGTAAGAATATTTAAAACTTCCATTGCTATTGGTATCGCGATATCCAGTTCCACTACTATCTACATATCCATCTATTTGATCACCCCTTGTACTATACCGGGGGGCAAAACCTCCATTTTCCTGACTCCTGAAATATCTTGAGTAACCTTTTATGGCATTGATAAGGCTTTTTGGTCCACCTACAGTAGAATCAGGTGTCCTTCCATCAGTGGTTATGGTATTTGTTACACCTGCCGAGGTAGAAAAAGTAAAACCATAATCATCATCTAACATCTTCCATAAACTGTAGGCAAAAGTAGCCCACATATTTAGATTGATACCACCATAATGGATTCCAAACTCACCACGTCTATGAAATTCAGTCTGTGTCCCATCTGGGAACATGCCAAAAGTCAACCATTCATCAAAAACCTGTTTTCCATAGTTAATGTATGTGGTGTTACCTGTAACTGCACCTATTACACCAATTGCAGATGCTTGACTCATCAACCTATTATTATATACAACAGATCCACGGGTCAATACATAACCATTTTGATGGGTTATCCACTCGGCCCAGGTTTCCGATAGCCTTAATGCCCGTCTACCTTCATTATTCATCTGTTTATTCTGCCTATCTAAAGTAGAATTAAAATAGCCTTCAAGTGCTCCGATCTCTATATTTTGCCTAAAAAATTCTGCTCCAGCCAATAACCAGTTTTCTACTTGTAATTTTTGTGAAGAACTCATATGAGGTTTCAACCAACCATATATAAGTGCCCTGGAACAAAGGAATTCTCCTTCAAAAAAGGCTGGATTGGCCTGCCATAGATATTGTGTTGAGCTTCCTAATTGCTTAGTAGCATTGGGTTGCCACCTAGGCAAATTATATTGAATTCCAGGACGTTGGGCCTGATGAATCAAATCACTGATACATGTATTTATCAAGGAGCTATTTTCTTGTACAACTGCCCAAAATGCAGCAGCTGTAAATAGATCTTTGTGCCATGGCTCTCCCCAGATTCTATCATATTCCATGTGGGGGTCATTTACCCATGGTACAATTGGATTACCACCATCCCAGTTCTGTCTATTGGCTTGCCTATCATCACTTCTAGGTCCATCATGGGAAAGGGGTCTTAGTGTAAGATAAAGGTCTTTCCTTTCGATGATACGTTGCCCTTTTCCTGGACTATTGGTAAAATCACTACCAAAAGTTGTATAGGTATTATTACTAAAACGCTGCCTGTAAAATATTTTTTCGGCATCGGTAATCAATTCACCTTTATTATCTTTTTTTGGTGGTTGTACTTCATCTAGAGATGAAGTAAATAATATCTGAAAAAATCCCATTACCAATTAAATTTTAGCCAATCAACAAAAAACCAGTCACCTACTGCAATGAATTGTACAGTAAGTGGACCTGCTGAAAGGTCCAAGCCAGTAACTTCTATTGTTCCTAGGGTAATACCTCCAAGGTTTTGACTATCCTGCAAACTTCCTGGAACCAATGTTGCCGTATATGATTGACCATTGATGAACAAAGCAAAATATCCATTGGTGATGTAACCTTGCTGGTCTCCTGGAGAACCAGTCCTTATCCTAGCTTGGAATGTCACAGGGTTTTGATTGCTCGGCATTGTCAAGTCCCATCTTACATTATCATTTGAATCATACATCCTCAATACACTACCTCCTGATGCAATATCCAAAGTCTGAGCGCCTATTGAACCTTTTGTACCTGTATCCAATATAATTGTATAACTACCAGGTGTTTCTGCCTCTTGGTATACCTGACCTGCACCACCAACAGCTGCGGTAATCTGAAACCATGGTGTGTATCTTAATTGACCATTTTTTGCTCCTGATTGTGCCAAAACTTGAATAACGCCTCGTACTATGGTATCTTCTTCATTAGCAGATAAAGCAAAACTGTTGTTTTGTGAAAAAGCTTGTATAGTAACTATACCATTACCATCAGGAGCTCCACTACCATCATCACCAGATCTTTCAAAACTTACCAAAGGTCCATCTGTAGTATTTTCCAGATCACCATCCTCATCAAAGAAATTATATTGTACTGAAATGGTTTGGCCTACTTCCTTGATTCCATTCAAATCTGCATTGTTGGCATATGGAGCAGAATTCTTTAATTTTTTTATCATATCTACCACATTGGAATCTTTGTCATATAAGAACCAATAGGACATTAAAGTATTAGGCTCAAAGCTTACTTCAGGGTTGATATCATTTATGGTAGCTCCTGTAAAAACAGGCTCTTCAGTACCTTGGAAATGCATTTTTATCTGGGCACCCCTCAGCCCTCCATTGGTATCAATGATGATACTTGCATCTGAGTTAGGTGCTCCCTCAGTATTATAGACTGCACTTTCTGTAAAAACTATTTTATTGATATCAGAATAAGTTTTTTGCGCCCATTCCCCAATACCACTTCCACCTGATTGAGAAAGGTGTGTCCATAACTTTTGAGTTGCATCAACTTGATAGGCTGAAATGAATGCAAATTCATTAGCTTCCAATATGAATTCACCAGGTACACCTTTGGCTTTAGCCCCTGGTAATTCGATTGTAACAGGTGATGAAGAAGTATTTTTAAATACTATCTCACCCTTTTGGCCTTGTAAGTCTAGATCATTGATTATTCTAGTATCACCATTGACCTGACAAAAACCCCTTCTTACAGGATTGTGATCCTGGCCAAGTGAAAGGATTCCTATAGAAGTCTGTCCAGAATGACCACTTTTCTCATAGAATTTTTGGAAGATTGTCCCAAAACTGACCAATACTTTATCACCAAAGAACCATGTACCCGTTCCACCGATTATATTCCACTTATCGGATGATACTTTTCTTAATCTGATACTTGCTTGTGAATCCTGGGCATACAATCCATACTGACATTGAATTGCCTGGCCAGCTTGTAGATTATGGATAATTTCTCCAGCAGGTGGTGTTATGGTCACTATACCTGTATCAACTTTATTGATAATTGCTTCAAATTGACTACCTTCTGAGGTGGGGTCACCTGTATCTGGTAAGGTAAAATTTATACTGTCGGATCCTGCTCCTTCATTACTAAATGGTACTCCATTGTCACCTGTGGACATGGAATAATTGGCTGATTTGGCAACTACTTTTGGCTGGGCTATAAACTCATCTTTGAATACTACCTTATTGGCAATATCATTGGTGAATACCCGCATAAGTGCAGCAGTAATAGCCTTAGCAGGTGCATTGTCCTTGAACTTCCCGTTGGACAGGTTGTTCCATGTATCCAAAAAACTTTGTTTGAAACTCATATATAAAAATCTGTATTGAAATCATCTGAAAAATCCCCGCCTATTTCGGTTTCTACCTCACCAAACCCAGTTGGCAAGATATAGGCACTCAATGTTTTACTGCTCTTGAATAATTGAAAATTAAATTGGTTTCTACTATTAGAAGAACCTGAATTGTAATTGGCATTACACCTTACTTTGGGCACGAACCTATGTTCCCCATTTTTATCCTTGTAGATCAATGCCAATACCCTATTCCTTATATTATTGGCTAGGTTACGGTGTTCTGCTATATCCTTGGGTAAAGAAAAAGGCAGAGAAAAATTAAAGAATGTATTATGTGGAGAATCATTAGAGGTTTCTTCTATGAATAGGTTTTCTTTGAGTGGTATCAATTTATTGAATGAAGTCCCATCTGAAAGTTTAACTTCGGTCACTTCTAGTCCTGTTGCTTTCCAACTGATTATATACTCCCATTCAATGAGCCAAAAACATTCTATTCCTGGAGTATTCTTTTCACAAAGCGTATTAATATCATTTAAGAAACCGATTTCCATAAAGTAAAGCTACTTATATGGGATAGGCTAATTGAGGACTTGCTTACTATCTTCTCCGTATTGTTTTATCCAGCGTCTTATGGTATCGTGACTCTTGATATTGTATTTCTTTTGGGCAACACGATAGCTGATATTTCCCAACATGATTTCTTTTACTATCTTTTTTTTGAAACCTTCCCTATAACGCTTGTATGTTTTGTGGTAGATGTGTTTTTTATACCTTATAAATGCCTTGTGGTTACTCTCAAAGGCATATTCATCCTCGTATATATTGTACCGTTCCAGTACTAACTTTAGGGCTTCCAGCTCGGATATGTTCAATAGGCTTGCATATTCCCGTTGCATCCTCAAAATGTAGCTGTTGGCCATTTTGTTTATAATGTTCCCCACGGCATATTCTAATGTATCAGGTTCATTTTCCAGTGGTTTTGCAAATTTGATGGTGATTATATCTATGATACTGGTAAAATTTGATCCATGAGGTTTTCCCACTGCATAGCGGCACGGAAAGTAAAGATCATCCTTGCTTTTTAAATGCAATATGAATTGATCATCAGAACACTCAAAGGCATAGAGATCCTGTAGAAGTTTGATACTGTATTTATATACAGGTGCAGTTAGTGTATAGGTACTTGTTTTCATGGCTGGTACGAATTGGCAAATGTGCTACGCACTGTTACGATGCTACGCACTGCTACGATAAAGATACTTATTTCCCAGAAAATATCTAAGTAATTGATAATCAATAATTAAAATGATTTCAAAAATATTTATAAAGGAAATATTCTGAACAACATACCTTTCTTTCTCTTGACCCTGATTGTGTTATCTATTTGGAGTTTCTGCTGAAAATTGTACTACTCCAATATTTGGGTCATTTTTTTAAAAATTATGCTGTATAAAAAATAGTGTGGTTGGGGGTACCCCTCCTTGTTTTCGGGTTTTGAGTTTCCAGTTTCCAATTTTTATCCAATAGTGCTGATAATCAATAAGTTAAATTTTGGAAACGCATTTTATTTGTTGGAAAGTGTTGGATACTCACCACGAGTTTCCAACAACCATGTGTTAATATCCAACAGTATCCAACAGTTTCCAAAAAGTATCCAACAAATTAATTGTATTATATATATATGATATAAATAATAAATAATTGTATATCAGTTGGTTAACTATTTAACAAATTGTACTCTTGTTCATTTGTTGGAAACTGGAAACATTTTTTGAAAATATGTATTCTTATGACACAAAAAGAATAAAAACAAGTGTTTTGAACCACATATGGAAATATTACAACGTAAACTTTTATATAGTAAATTTGACTTTTTTTGTACTATTTAAAGCTGCAATGAATATTAGGATTAAGAATATTCTCAAGTCTCCCTTTCTTATTTTTATATAATATTTAGGTATATTTAAATTCTACTCAACCTTATATTGAAATGCCTTCAGAATTTGATGTAAATGAAGTAATAGCCAGCTTTTTAGATAAAAAATCTGATGATTTTTTTGGTGCTTTTGGGTCTGTTTTTAAGAAAGGAAAAGATCAGCTAACGCTCACTTTTAAGACCAAATACAAGAATTATTTAAAAAAATTGGTAGAACGATTTGGCAAAAGCAAAAACTTCTTTATAAGGGATAATCCTAGGCCACTTTATGATTTTTTTGAATCTATAGATATATCCTTTGGAGATACTACTATTGAAAAAGCGGGTATTAACGATATTACTTCAATATCAACAAAGAGTCTAATCACTGGAACGGGAGGGGCTGGAAAATCAATTCTATTGAAACACTTTCTTTTAGACTCTTTAAAAGAAAAATACAAGGTTCCTATCTTTTTAGAATTGAGAAACTACGAAACAGAGAAGCTAAATTTACTTTCTATTGTAATTGAAAGTTTTGAGGGGTTTAATTTAGAATTTGAAGAAGAATACTTAGAAAAGGCCTTAGAAAAAGGACACTTTGTTTTTTTAATAGATGGGTTGGATGAAATAATAGAAGAAGATAGAATAAAAATCATTGCAGAAATTGAAGAACTGTCCAATAAGTTTAACGAATGTGCTTTTATCATAACTTCTAGACCTGATTCCTTACTAGAAAAACTTCAAAACTTCCATCATTTTAATACAAATCCATTAACCTTAAATCAAGCAATCTCTTTATTGGAAAAACTCCCTGCCGATAAGGAAATAAAAACAAAATTTATCATTGATTTAAAAAATAATTTATTTGAAAAACATAAATCCTTCTTATCTAATCCCCTTTTATTATCCATTATGTTGCTGACATATGGCCAGAGTGGTGATATTCCTAATAAATTGAGCATTTTCTATAATCAAGCGTATGAAGCTTTATACCAAAGACATGATATATTAAAAGGAGCTTATAAAAGAAAGATATCTTCTGAATTAGATATTGTTTCTTTCGAGAAAATCCTTGCAGCTTTTTGTATGGTGACATATTATGATAGAAGATTTACATTTTCAAAAGTAGAAGCACTTAAAGATATTGAAAGAGCTAAAAATTTAACTGGTTTTAATGTTAATGCACAAAATATCCTAGATGATTTACTGCTATCTGTATGCATACTTGTAAAAGATGGGATGTTCTTTACTTTTACTCATCGATCTTTTCAAGAATACTTTACAGCAAAATTTATATCAAACTTAAATGATCCGGAAAAGAAGATAAAATTATTAAAGAAATTGATTTCCTCAGTTGATTTGATTTTTAGGCTTTTTTATGAAATAGATTCTATTTTTTATGAAAAAAATATTTTAATACCTTATTTAAAAAATATATTTCTAGCAATTGATTTAAAGGATAAAATTAATAAAAAAGTATTTTTTTCATTTATAAAAATGTTTTCAGAAAAATTTTATATGGACGAAAATTATCACTTGCAAATGAGTTTTAAAAATAAAATACCAATTGCATCAGGTGAAGTTTTCCGTTTGAATGAGTATATAAAATTACATGATATTTTAAAAACTATTAGCTATGAGCAACGTGACATAAAGTTCTCATTAGAAAATCAAATAAGTTATAAAAGTTTTTTCAATAAAACAGTTAGTCAAATTGATTATATACGTAAGTATGAAGAACTCAAGTCAGAAGATTGTTTTATATATACTGATGGAATAAAAATCAATGATGATTTATTTAGAAAAATCTACTCTGATAAAACAAGTCTCCCTTTTTATTTTATTAACTTTTTAAAAGAAGTATATGATTTCTTGGTAGAGAAGCATGATAAAATCAATAATGATTTAGAAAACCTTCTTAATTAATAGTGTAATCTCCCTTGATACGCTTTCATTTTTATGTAAAATTCTTTATGATCAAATTTCCCTCTTTAAAATTTACTTTCTTAATCTTCACTTGCTGCATAAATTCCATACAATACTCCTTAAATGTTTCTTTGCTTAAATTTGTGTTATTAACCCTATTAAATAGCCAAAGTAAATCTGTAATAGCTTTGGGTTTACCATCTGCCAACTCTTCATCTAGTAAGAAGTTGAAAACAGTTTCTTTAGCATGCCCATTTAATTGTGTTTTAGCCATAATTAGGGTATTAATGGATTTCTCAAAGCTTTCATCATCTTCTTTTATAAAGTCTTCTACAAAGCCTTCACTACTACTTATTTCTATTCCTTCGCTGCGTAGAATATTATAATCGAGCACAATAGCCGAGGTATTACGAATTTTTGCCTTGGGGAAATCTACTCCAGCGGTACGTAAACCTACTGTGTATTTCGGATTGGCAGCATCTTCGTTTTTACATGCCCGGTGCATGAGTAACATATCTTTGATATCCCCTTCTCCATATGGACTCATTTGTTGTCTACTGGCCGCTTGACGATAAAATGGCATAATCTGTCTTAGCCTTATGAATAGCTTGATCTTTCCATCTTTTTCTTTTTGTATTTTCCAATGTTCACCTTCTCTGATTTCTGCCCCAGCCAATACACTGAAAAATTGAGCTACTTCATTTGTTGTGGCCTTGATTTGGGATTTGTATTTGATATTTTCTAAGGCAAGGGAAATGAATTCATCAAAGCTAAATGCAAATGGTAGTTCAGTATTTTCCATCAGGATTTTTACTGGAGCTGCCATGGATACAATATTTAAAATAATTCTATCATCTGGCATGGATTCAAGATTGCCTTCAGAAATCATTTCTTTTAGCCCCTCAATTAGTTGCCTTTTTGTTGCTTTGGCATATAAGAAATAGTTTGATTCTATCAATTGCCTGTATTGCAATAAATCAGCGGTTACTTGTGTGCAATAACCTTTGTTCTCCAGTTTCTTCAGCTCATCAAATTTTTCTTGGTTTCTGTGTTGGCCATCGAATTTTAGAGGAATAACCCTATCATGAAGGCCAGGATCAAAAGAAGGAGAATCTTGGCCTGATATAATTGCCCCATTGTGGTTTTTTTCCTTATTGGCAGCATAGGAACGTGTCTGTCTTGTTTTTCTGCCAGAACCACCTGCCAAAGTCTTGAGCATTTCAATCTTTACTTCCCTTTCTTTTTTAAGGTTCCTGCTCAATTCATTGATCCATATAATAGAATTCTTGAATTTATTGATGTATTCCATGATACCAGAGCTGGTATCTGTATTGAGGTTACTACCTTCTTCTTCACCATGTCTGGCACCGAACATCTTTGCCAATGATCTTGCAGCTGTAGATTTACCTTGTTGAGGTGGCCCAAACATATTCAATAATGGAGTATAATGATTGTTGTTCTCATAAATGATATCCCTGAACAGGCTCATTAAAAAGTAACCCTGCATCAGTATTCCGTTATTATGATATACATCTACAATCAACATGGACCATCTCTCAAAATCTATTTCCGAATTTGGAAAAAGCTTGAACCGTTTTTGATCGCTGTAATCATTATCATTGATGTTCAAACCCATCTTGCCCGCATAAGGCAGATAATAATATTCTAATGTGAATACTAGATTGGCATCAATTAAATCCTGTAATTTTTCCTTACCGATTTTATCAGCTGAACTTTTAGCATCATCTATCATGTGGTCTTTGTTATTGATTTCAATAACTGACTCTCCAGGAAGCTTTAAAAAATCATTGATTGACTTGATTGAGTATTTCATCTTTACTACGCCATAATTATCTGGTTTATGGAGTTTACCATCTGCATAAATTCCATTTGCCCAAATCCAAAAGTTCTTTTCAGGATAATAGCCCATGTTAGTAGGTTCTTTGGCTGCTCTCAAACCACCTCTAAGTTTGATGTTTATTTTGTTGAGATAGAACTCATTGGCTTCAAAGATGAACCTACCTTTAAACCTTCCAACAGTCTTTTTAAAATCGCTCAATAAGGTCAATTGGTCAGCACTCAGGGCTTTGATAACTGACTTGCCAAAAGTATTTGTAAACTTTACTACATATACAGGGATATCATCTGTTTCAACAAAGTATAGATACTTCATTTTAAAAAGACAGATGGTTTTTTGTACACCGTCCTTATCATAGTAATAGGCATTTTTTTCTTCGAAGAAGCCAAACTCATAATATTCTTCCCTTCTGTCCTTGTTAAAATCTTCGGGTAACTCGATATCTTTAGCCCTCTTCTTTAGCTTGTATTGTTTGAAATCCTTCCAGTTAGAGGTTATTGCATCATAGTATGATTTTCTTAGTATCTTATCTTCAATCAATTCTATTAACCTTCCAACATTGGTAATCGCATCTGTTTTTTCTTTAGGACCAATAGCAGCTTGTTTCAATCCAACCCTAACGCAATAATCACTTAGATAATCTTCTTGATCATTGAGCCATTCTTGGACTTTTTCTTTATCCTTTCTTTTTAGATATTCATCAGGATCTTTGCCTTTTTCTGGTATGAGCACATAAACAGTTATTTCATTTTGGAGCATTAGTTCAGCTGACCTGTGAAGTGCTTTTATTCCTGCCTTATCTGAATCTGGTACTATACATACTTTATCTGTATATCGTTTTATCAGGTTTATTTGATCTTGAGTAAGTGCAGTACCACATGGAGCTACTACGTTTTCAATACCATGTTCATGAAATCGCATTACATCTGTATTGCCCTCAACTAAATAGACCAATCCTTTTGATTGAATGGCTTTTGTTGCAAGGTGCAGCCCATAAAGATGTTTGCCTTTTTCCCAAAGAGTATCAGGACTATTGAAATACTTTGGAGGAATATAATTACCCTTTTCTTTTAATGTGATTTTTTCTTGTTCTGTTGGTTCAGGATATAACCTACCTGTGAATGCTACAATACGCCCGAGATTGTCGTGTATAGGAAAGATGACCCTTTGCTGAAATGTATCATAGTATTTATCATTATTATTTCTGATAAGACCAGCTTGTGTAAGTGCTTTTAAATCTAACCCAGCCTTTAAGGCTGATTGGTATATATCATCTTTAGAATTACTGGCATACCCTATCTTGAACTTATTTAATGTTTCTTTTTTGAATCTTCTAAAAGCTACAAACTTCTGGGGTATGTTTTCACTGGCAAAATGTGCATTTGCCCAGGTCAATAATTCATTGATGGTTTGTCTACGTTCGAATTCTTTTTTCCTGGTTTCCCTTTCTTCATCACTCACTTCATCATAAGCCAAAGTAATATTATGGTTATTGGCAATCTCTTCAATAGCTTCTATAAAAGAGAGTTTTTTATATTCCATTACAAATGTAATCCCATCACCACCTTTCCCAGAGCTGAAACATTTAAATATATTTTTACTTGGGGATACACTGAAAGATGGTGTCTTTTCATCAGTAAATGGGCTGAGTGCCTTGTTTTTTTTAAGTGGTATGTACATGCCTACCACGTCTTCTATAGGTAGGTTTCTTACTGTTTGTATGGAAAAATCTGCAATCATGGGTTTATAAACAGGTCATTTTTAGTTGTAATGAAAAAATAAAAGATAACTGGGTGGCATGGCTGCCCAGCTATCTGACATATTGGGCTACAATACATAGCTGGAATTTCGTGTTAAGTCTCCGCCAGACTATGCACCCATATCTTTCTGTTCTGCACGCCTCAAATCCCTATGTTTATATTTCATCTTTCTTTGGCAGGCTTCTGAACAATATTTCCTTTTATTAGGCCCTTCTTTTCGGATGTTTACTTTGTATTTATTGCTACATCCATCAGCTTCACAGGTCCTTTCTTCTATTTCTGTTAGTTCTGTGTTGGAATCACCTTCAGATACATTGTTATTATGTATTACCCAAGGTTCTGACTGTACAATGGCTTTTGGTTCTGACATAGAACCAAGCTTTTCAAGTACTTTTTGCATAATTGTGGTTAGTTGTCCATTCCACATATTTAAATTGTTTAAATAAGCTGATAAATCAGGTTTCCCGTTTTGTGGATTACCAATATCGTTATTTGGGTTACTGTTTTTAGGGACTTGATTTTCCCCGTCATACTCTTGGTCTGTTGGTTTTATGGATTTTACCTGAAAATGGAAGATATATATCATGAATATGAGGTAGAGTGATTCTGTGATGACAACATTGTATTTATTCCTTGTTCGTTTTTGGTGTAGGTCTGTGCCATATTTGGTTAATTGTTGGGTATATTCTGTTTGATTGCTATTTCGCATGTCAGCATGTTCATTCCTTAATTCCCTATTGCTTTCTTCTAATCGTGCCAGTTCTTTTCTATGGTTTAGGATCTTGATTGAACTGTGGTATTTATTGCCTTTTTGTGGCATGTAAAAATTGCCTTTGTAAGTATAGATGTCTTTTATCTCAGCTATTCGTTTTTGATTCTCGGCTACTAATTGGGTGTAAATAGAATCTGTTTGAGCTGTTTTGGTATCTACAGGGTAGGGAATGCTCAACTCAGCCCTTACCTCAGCTCCATTGAGGCTCATGTAAACAGAATTTACTTGTAGGCTTATTCCCAATACCAAAAAGAAAGAATTGAATTGATTATGTGCTCCTAGAAACTCATACATGAATTTACCTATGACCAAGGTTTTGATTACTTCATATAGCAATACAATTATTGTAGAGATTACTCCCGTGTGTACTATGTTATCCCCTATCCAATGTTGTTGTATATAATGATACTCAGACCAACCTGAGTAAACTTGACAAGCAATAGAGCATGCTAATAGCACTAAAAAAATGATGAAAAAGCGGTCGAAGTAATCTTTTTTTTCTAGATAGGCAGACCGCCACTGGCCTAACAGATAGGTCTTGATAGTTTCCATGATAATAGTTTGAGATTTGGTACTTAAAAAGATAGTCGGATTACTTGTAGGTTTCCTTTAATATGAAAAGGAGGCTAAATAGCATATAGGCATACAGGCTGTTTTCTATAAACTTCATAGTTTGGAGAGGTAGTCTACCGGCGAAGTACAACACTAAAGCTAAAAAAAAAGCGAACATTACAAAAACTGATATTAGGGTGTGTATAAGGCTACTAGTTTTCATTATCCAAAGTTTTTTGATTTATATTCGTGTTGATATTTGGTTACCATACTATTTAGTTGTGCATTGGACAGTATCAATTCTTTAAAAGATTCCGCCTTTTTCAACCTTTCTTGCATTTCATTTGAAGTAAGATTATCCTCTTCATTCTGAGGATTTTTGGTTAAAAACTTAGTATAGTTAATTTCATGCTGTAAAATGGAAAGCAGATCATTTGTTTGCTTTTCATTCAGTGCGAGTATTATTCTTTTCATCTTGTGCTGGTTTTGAGTTTGAGATTTTAATGCTTTTGACCCACACAT